ACTAATGACAGTCTAACGGTAGCCGCAGACGAAGTTAAACTTAAGTCTTTAAGATGTATATATTTTGCAACAGGTGTTTTAAAACTAAAAGACAGTGTAGTAGAGTGCGCAAGGGATGCTGTATAAAGATGTGCTTTAAATGCAATTCCTTCATGAATATATTGGTGATCTGTGTTTATATAAGAAAATGCGCCTGTTACCCTCTCTATTACACTCCTAATCTCGCCAGAATCACTGATAAATCTTCCAGTCTGCGCTGGTATAGTGTACAGACTAACTCTAGCCTCTCCAGCTGCATCCAGACTCATCTAATCCCCATCCTTTCTAGTCCGTCCATGCTATCGCTTCCAACTCTGCGGGAGTGGTCGCGGAATCTATCAAGCCAACGAGCGCGGCCTCTTGCGCGTAGAGCGCCTGCTGACGTTGGGACAATAGCATCCTCACGTTGATGAGGTTTTCAAGCGTCAACGTAACAAAATCGCCGCTTGCCGTTTTCCACTCGACGGTCGTTTCCGGCGGCAGAATTTCCATGGCTATCGCCGTCTGTAAGTCGATGGAAGCCCGGAGCATGTCGTTCATGCTCTCTTTGTCCGCGTACCACAGCGCGGAGAAGCCGTCAACCGTTGTCGGTGTTGACATAGCCGTCCATCGTGCAGCGGCGATTTCGGAGCGCTTGGCAGAACGGCACTCTTCCAGAGTCATAGGCTTAAAATAGCTCGAAATTGCTGCTTCCTGTTCCTGAGTCAATTCCTCGTCAGGCGCGAAACCTGAAAAAGTGAACACACCAGAAGCGGGAGGAAGCCTCGCTTCCTGCAGCATCAGTGAAAGCACTTGAGGATACCTATCCGGAGACCATCCGCTAAGATGTATTACCACGGCACCATCACCTCGTTTATTTTGAATATCTTTCCGGTTGGCTGAGTACCAGCTAGAGCAACGCCGGAGCCTAATGAGAGTAGAGAACGCACATAGGTTTCACTGCCTAGCTGTTGAATCTCAGTCCACGTGTCTCCGGAGTTCGAGGATTTATATATCTTTCCGGTTGGATAAGTACCGGCTAGAACAACGCCGGAGCCTAAGGAAAGTAAAGAAAGCACAGAAGTTTCACTGCCGAGTCGTTGAATCTCGCTCCATGTGTCTCCGGAGTTTGAGGATTTATATATCTTTCCGGTTTCAGCAGTACCAGCTAGAACAACGCCGGAGCCCAATGAGAGTAGAGAATACACTTGGGTTTCAGTGCCGAGTCGTTGAATCTCAGTCCATGTGTCTCCGGAGTTTGAGGATTTATATACCGTTCCGGTTGGACGAGTACCAGCCAGAACAACGCCGGAGCCCAAGGAGACTAGAGAATACACATGGGTTTCAGTGCCGAGTCGTTGAATCTCGCTCCATGTGTCTCCGGAGTTCGATGATTTATATACCTTTCCGGTTGGATAAGTACCAGCTAGAACAACACCGGAGCCCAATGAGACTAAAGAAAACACATTGGTTTCACTGCCTAGCTGTTGAATCTCAGTCCACGTGTCTCCGGAGTTCGAGGATTTGAATATCTTTCCGGTTTGAGCAGTACCGGCTAAAACAACGCCGGAGCCTAAGGAAAGTAAAGACTGCCCATAGGTTTCACTGCCGAGTCGTTGAATCTCGCTCCATGTGTCTCCGGAGTTTGAGGATTTATATATCTTTCCGGTTGCAGCAGTACCGGCTAGAACAACACCGGAGCCTAAGGAAAGTAAAGACCACACAGAAGTTTCACTGCCAAGTCGTTGAATCTCTCTTACAATGTATACACGAATCTGCACGCTCTTCAATCCCGCTGGTGTAACGGCTATAGTATTGTCCGTTCCTACGCTCGTTTCGGTATCGGTGGCGAGCTCCACGATACCAGCAACGGAAGTTGTTGCCGCAGGAGTCTCCGCAGCAACAAATTCCGTAGGGGTTTTTCCGTTCAGCTTGTCAGTCTGAACGTCTCCCCACTTCTGCGTGGGTGTTCCAAGCGAGCCTTCACCGTCAGCGCGTGGCTTTATGATTTGGCTCATGCATTATCCCACCCTATTGCATCGAGTTCCGCAGGAGTGGTTGCAGCATCAATCGCTCCCCTCAAAGCCTGTTTCTTTGCGTGTGCCGTAGCAAATGCTGCCATCATCTCCATTAAAACAGTCTGTGCATCGGCGATAGGAACATCTACATGATTTACATTCTCAGAATCGGTAAGATAGATGGAAGACTGCCCCATAGCCTGTGCAAGCTCTATAGCTCCGCGAACCATCATTGCATCTCTGGTATCGAACTGCATTGAAAAGCCCAGAGACACAGGCGTGCTTCCTCTGACGTGAGCGGCATGAGCGGCGTTGATCTCCTCCCGCTTGTCCACACGCAGAGAATCCATCGGAATAACCCATTTGCCGCCCTCAAGAACATGCCTCGGAGTCGGTGCAGGAACGCTCATATCATCGCCTCCAGTTCTTCGACCGTGAACCCGAGCCGTGGAATAGCCCCGTTCGGATCATCCTGGTATTCCATCTGGTAGACGTTCCCCGCCTCGTCTGTTCTGATGTAATGGCTTTCGTCCTCTACGCCGGGAGCGGTGTATTCCACCTGCACCCAGAGTTTGCGCGTCGCCAGCAGATTAGAAATGTAAGCTTTCGTCTGTTGCGGGAAAAGTTCTAGCGCGTTCATAACGTCTTGTTTGCTGTTGAAATATTTTGGAAAACCTCTCATAAAATCATCTCCTTCATAAAGTGGAGCTACATGGCTCCGCAACACCCGCGCGCGCCGAAATTCGAATGGACACTCCAGCGGTAGCGATTCGCATGACGACACCGCGAACCGCAAGCCGCGCCATTCGTCCAATCACCGCCCGCAAAGAGCTTTACGTCAGCATCCCCTGCGGTCGAGTAGTTATACAGACTGCCCTTCGCACCCGGCAAATCAAACCAGTTCCACGCAGCCCCCGTTCCAACGCGATAACTCTGATCCAGCAACCACTGCCACATCGCCCCAGCGCAGTCTTCACAGCCGATATTCGAGACCATGCGCCTGCCTGCCGTATCCGTGTGCCCTGTAGTCGTGCCGGGATCGGCGGAACCGGCTATATTCGTCTCCTCGTTCCCACCCGCGGCTATGGCTTGAAATTCCCTGTCGTCCAATAACCTTTTGCCTACGGCGGAAAGGTCGTCGCAGAAGTCCATCCAGTCTCTACTGTCCGTAATTGTCCCGCCGTTGACACTCTTCGTTGCAGTTCCAGTGCCGCTCTGGAGGTAAATATCCACCCAGATTTTCACCTGTTCGCTCCACACCATGCCTTCGGGCGAACACTGCGGCCTGTGATTCAAATCCCACACAGAAGCGGGGAGTATGTCGCCAGCAAGCATACCAGAGAGCGGATGCCCCGAGATGGTGCCAACCGCCACGCAGAGGCAGTGGAATCCGCCTATCTTTCGACTGTTAGTTCCATCATAACCGGAAGGATACGTCGCATTCGCTGAAAGAACTATAGTGGGTTTTCTACCGGATAACGGAACGCACGCATAAATATAAAAGTCTTTTCCCGCTCTGGTTGCTGCAACAGTGTAATCAGTGGGTGTGGTCGTATCCCATGAAGCGGATGAAGCCAACCCCATAATCTCGGCGCTGTCTAGCACGTACACCGTCCCGCCGATATCCAACGACACTTCATCGGGAGACGTTAAAATGTCAGCCGAATATCTGCTCCAGTTGTCCGACTGAAAATACATAGAAGGATAAATGCCTTCCGCAGTAAAATACTGTCCGTTTATTTTTTCAGTGCAAACATCATCCCATTTATCCGTTGAAATCCCTACAGTCCCTCCGCTTACTGGAGGAAGCAGTGCTCTACTCATTCATCATCCCACCTCTTGTTGTTTAAACTCATACTGGATTAACCCCCTTACTCTGCAACCATGGCTCCGCAACACCCGCGCGCGCCGAGAATCGAAAAGACATCCCAGCGGCAGAAAATCGCAGCACGACACCGCGAACCGCAAGCCGCGCCATCCGAACAATTACCGCCCGCAGCGAGCTTTACGTCAGCCTTCCCGCCAGTATTGTCGTAATTATAGAGAGAGCCCTTGTCTCCAGGCAAATCATAATAACCCCAAGTCGCCGCAAAAGTGGACTCGAACCTGTAACTCTGATCCAGCAACCACTGCCACATCGCCCCAGCGCAGTCTTCACAGCCGATATTCGAGACCATGCGCCTGCCTGCCGTATCCGTGTGCCCTGTAGTCGTGCCGGGATCGGCGGAACCGGTGATGTTCGTCTCCTGATTGCATCCCTCTGCTATCTTCTGAAACTCTCCATCGTCGAGTAACCGCTTACCAACCGCGCCGAGATCGTCTACGTGATCCATCCACGTGCGCGTATCCGTGATGGTGCCGCCGTTCGCGGACTTCGTGCTGGCTCCGGTCCCGGATTGAAGATAAATGTCAACCCAGATTTTAGCCTCGTTGCTCCAGACCATGCCTTCGGGCGAACACTGCGGCCTGTGCTGCAAGTCCCACACGGAAGCGGGAAGGACGTCGCCAGCAGCCATACCGGTGAGCGGATGGCCTGAGATTGTTCCGACAGCCACGCAGAGGCAATGGAAGCCGCCTATCTTGCGGCTGTTCGCGGCGGTGTAACCTGTCGGATACGTCGCATTCGCGGATAAAATCAGCCCATCCGCAGTCGCGTACACGTAGAAGTCCTTGCCGGAACGATTCGCCGGAGTAGCGTATGTCGCAGCGTCCCATGAGGCAGTAGCGTCTAAATCTATTGTTCCGGCATTGAACGAATAAAATGCAGTATCAAGTTCAACGTGAAACTCGGGTGTAGAAAGTGTATTCACCGAATCTCTAGAAAAAGATTCCCTACCCTTGTACAGATTGGGAGACAGCTTCAAAATTCCAGCGTCCACCGTAGTCCCGTCTCCTATAGTCTCCATGACAGTCCAAGCAGGAGTACCGCTATCTATCCTCAGATACTTCCCCTCATCCGTTTCATTGCTTTCAGGCAACGTACTCCCTACGCGATAATCCCCGCCGGATTTCATGCGAAGATCGCCTTCTCCGGTAAACTCGAAATGACCGGAACCCAGGTTTATCTCCGACAAAAGCTGTGAGCCGGTCTTCGGAACAATATCTCCGGACTCGTCCAACTCAAAGAATCCCGTCCCTATACCCAACTCTTCCAGCGGGTCTGCCCAAGTCTGCACGCCAGAAACCACCGCAAGCGCCTTGCCTTCGTCCCCTGCCGTAATCTCAGGAAGAGAAGACGGGGCTTCAGCCCAGACAGCTTCTCCGGAAATAACGGAAAGAATCTTCTCCTCATCCCCTATTGCTATGTCAGGTAAAGAGTTCGGTTTGTCAACCCAACTTGCAGCACCAGTTACTACGGAGAGAAACTTTCCTTCATCATCGGGCGTGGTGATATCTGGAACTGGACTTTCCACCCATGCTGATTCCCCAGAAGACACACCAAGCAGCTTTCCTTCATCATCTGGCGTAATTATATCCGGTAAAGAATTCGGTTTGTCAACCCAACTTGCAGCACCAGTTACTACGGAGAGAAACTTTCCTTCATCTGCTGGATCGGCTATATCAGGTAACGAATTAGGCTCTGGTACCCATGTTATTGCACCATCAACAATAGATAAAAATTTATTATCATCTGTAGGCGATGTATAAGAGGGAAAAACATAATCCTTATCTACGACTGTGTACTTGCCCTCAGTATCTGAAACAATAACAAGCTTTCCTTCATCTATTGACGTAACTATTGGGATTCTAGGATCGTAGAACGTGGACCCAGATATATCTAACTCGCAATAACTTATAATACAATCAGCAGTATCAGCAACTGTAGATTGCATGTATACTTCATCATCTGTTTTTAAAATAAGCTTACCAGTTAATGGGTTATAGGGCTCTGTTCCAGATACTGTTAAATCTTTGACAATATAAGTATCAGTGAAGTCTCGTCTAACAAAAATATCCACCACACTATTTGATGCAGTAATATTAACTATTTGAAATCCGATTACTACAGCATCTTTGGTTATAGTAAAGATAGGAGTAGTAACAGCATTAGGTACCCTTGCTTTTACGTTTATTAAATCCATAAGTTACCCCCCTATCCTCCAAAAATAAGTGAATACACAAACGACATATTAGCAGACTCTGAAACAATATCTTTTAATACGTAATCAGTGCCAGTTTCATTAACCACAACAGCATTTCCAGGAAACCCACCTGAAGGGGTGGGGAATCCAGCTTCATTTATTGCAGCATCAACAACCTGTCGTGTACGATAAGGAGTCATTGCTGTAAGGTTGGACACTCCCTCATCGGCTTCTTCTGAAGTCGCAATCCTAATGACTCCTTTTACAGTTGTGCTAGCATCCCCTATGCTGAATGCCGACATGTAATAATGAAGATTTGATGGGGATATAGCAACATCGTTTAGTGCCCCTGAATCGGTTTCCCCATTAGTAGCCATTCGTACAATACCTTGTGCTATAGTACTTGCAGATGGAAGCCACCCTTCATCCAGCTTACCTGTGGACAAAGCAATAGGAAGAAAATATGGGGTAGGGCTTGGTGAAGAATTAAGCCCTTCAATAACCACTTTACCCCAATCCGACCCATTCCATACCTTCAATGCATTTTCATCCTGATCAAACCACAGATTTCCAGGATTTGGTGAGTTAGGCGGGTTTCCTGTTTCATCATAAAAATTACGTAAGTAATTCAGCTTCTCATATATATCAAATACAGCAGCCCTCCACTTGGTGGAAGACATAGGACGCTCTTCATACGCAGGAAGGTTCTCTTCTCGCGGAGACCAGTTTGCCACAATTATCCCTCCCTAATCAATGGTATATAGCACCATGCTGCTCCATCATAAATTTTTAATTTTGGTTCCAGTGGGTCTGTTGTATCAAACCAAACATGTCCCAAATCAGGCCCTGCTGGCTCTTCAGTGATTTCAGATGTAAATGGACGAATTCTATTCATGTATTGATAAATTTCATTGATGGTGGCTATCCATTTTACTGAAGACATTGGACGCTCTTTAAACTGTGGTAGAAGTGTTGAATTAGGCTCCCAATTAACCATATAAATACCCCCTAATTAACAAGAGTAAGGGGTACGGCAAACCATTTATCAACCACATATACCTTCAACATAGGAGTACCCGCTACAGCTGTATCCAGCCAAATCATTCCAGTGTATGGGTTTGTAGGCTCATCAGGAGAAGCATGAGAAGCAGCTGCTGCTTTAAGAGTATTAAGATATGCGTATATCTCATACACAATATATTTCCAATCTGTAGACGAAATAATTCTCTGACCATAAACGGGCAACCTTGCAGCAGAAGGTTCCCAATCAGCAATAGTAATAGACATAATAGACCTCCTTTATGGGGCTGGACGAAGCATGGCTCCGTCAAATGAAATTTCCTGAAACGTAACAGGCGATCCGGAAACAGTAACACGAAGAGTAATATTGGTATCACGCAAACCAACAGGCATTTTTATCTGGATAGAGTTTGATCCAATAAAAGAATCATAAGACATTACTTCATAACCTTCTCCAACATTGAATAATCCACGTGCGATAGCAATACGTCTATCATACCACTCTTTAAATTGAGATTCATCAGGAGGCGGCATACCGATATCCCATCCATAAAAGATGTCTCCGTACTCATCAGGCGGCTCATCAAATCCATACATCTTTTTAACAAATTCTGAAGCTGTCAATCGCATGTCTTCATCCCAGATAAATCTTACAGAGTCCCAGCCATAATTAGGGTTGTTGTAGTAAGCAGTGATAGTTTTAATGTTTGCATACAGCTCTGATAAATAACGTTTAGCATATGTAACCTGACGATACTTTGTTTCTACGTCCGGAGCAGCCTGATCAAACGTAACAGAAAAGTATGGATCTGATGGACGAAGCAATCTTTCAACCTTTTCAAACTGTGTTATATAATCTTCATTTTCAGAATTGAATTCATAATCCCATCCACTTGTACCAACTTCATCATCATCCACTTCATCAAATCCATAATGCTCTTCCAGATAAAGTGCAGGAGCTGTCCTGATATCAAAATCCCAAATATAGTTCGGGTTATCCCAAAGAAGCTCTCGAATATATGGGTCATCATCGTCTTTATCCTTAATAGAATACTGGTTTAATGCACCTACTCCGTGTAATGATGGTCTGGATGATCTGAATTCAAATTTTAACGCAGCAGAGTAGGGAAGCTCCATAAGCATATAACAATTCTTTAAATATTTAGTAATTGATGTATGACCAAAATCGTAAGCTGCTGTTTCTATAATGGATGTAATAGTATCCAATGTATCAGTTTGTTCATTATATTCACGATATTCTTCATCATTTAAACAAAGAATACTGCCTAAAGTAGTGCCAAAATAAATACCACGTTCCAATGATCTAACGCAATGAACTTCTGAAGGAGGCCTCCAAAAAAACCACCCTCTAGTGTAGATGTTGAATACCCACACAGCTCTGGAAGACGTAATTATATAGTTACCACTATCAGAATCATACACTGATTCAGCATCAGGAAGATTGATATCACGAAGAGCATCCTTACTTAACTTGCTACTAACCAGCTCGGCAGGAGCAGCTTGATCCGACATTGCGCGTACTCCATCAGGTGAAAGATAAAACACTCCTAACGGAGTGATTGTTGCAGTAAATGGATTAGTACACGTTGAACCTTCATGAACTCTAGACATTTGGAATGAGTCCGTAGTGGTACCATCCACCCTATATACACGATCGTATGCACCAGTTTTAAAAACAAGAATTGCTTCACCATAAAGAGTCATTCCAGAAATCTGGTTTGGCCTAACGTTGGTTGATACTTCATATGGGTCAATTTCAAAGAATGTACCAAGCTTTAATCCATGCTTTCCCCAGTCTTCAGCATCATTTGGGCCTGATACATAAAGCCCGTATGCGTGGCAAGGCTCATCATCTTCATCATTAAAAAACCCTTCATTGCCAGCCACCCAAAGCCTGTTTCGATATGATATACCAAACCTGCATACAGGAGCATTTGGAACTTCTTCAACTAAATCTTCATTGTTGTATCTCTTTAATTTACCGCCATCCAGAATATAAGTATGGCTATGAAAGGGAAGAAATTGAACTTTTACATTGGGCTCACATTCTCCTACAATCTCGAAATCGTAACCTTCTTTATGATAAATAAATGTAGTTGAATCCATCACCAAACGTTCTTTACATCTATAAATATACCCTCCATATGCCATAAGCAAGTAATCTCCGTACTCTCCAAACCCCTGCATTCCATATTGAGCTCTAGACTCAGGATTTACAGAAGCATAATTGACAAATGCAGGTCTAGTCTTTATCTGTGATTGAATATCAATATAAAGATTTTCACTATAAAACAGCTCTCGTTCAACATCGATAGCGGTCTGCAATCTGGAGTTATTTATACCACCACTAAAATCAGATTGTGTAACCAGAATAGGTGCATCGTAAGCCTGGTTGGTGGAAAATGACTTAGGCTCTATTTTAAACTTGAATCCAGAAAATCTGCCCAAAATCACCACCTACCTAACATTCCGATAAGGATTGTTTGTAAGTGTTGGTATAACCTGAATATGGGTCTCTTCCCTACCAAGAATACTCTGAATAAGCTCTCCCTTTTGGTTAAGAAAAGATTGCTCAACCAATGTCTTTCTGTCATTTCTATTATGAGCACGTAACACAGCATATTCCACTACGAATGGTACAAACGCATCAGGAACCCCTAAATCTCCAAACTCGTCCACTGGAGGAGTATAGGATGGTACATAGTAAAGCTGCAGTAAAGAAGGCTCGGAAATGGAAGGTGCCATCTTTATGTAATTACCAACCCGTGTGTACATAGCTGGCATCCCAACAGAACTTTGATGATATATTACATTATCCAAGTTAGTAAGTGCTAACTTGAATGTATGCTCGGAAGAGTAATCAGTAAAATACAGATTGTATAAAAACATACAGTTGGAGGGTATTGCTATTTGTGAAAAGTCTATTGAATCCAGTTTGTGATTGGAACGAAGCCAATCATACATCCCATTAGAATCAATATCATAAACATCCATACCTAAAATAGCATTAAAATCAGCTGTAGTTACATAACCATCCATATTGATATCCAAATACCGGTACTCTTCAGGAAGCTCAAAATCAGGATTTGTATCGTTAGCAGCACTAAGCATAGCCGCTTCATTAAAATCAGAATACCACCTCATCTGCTCATAAGGAAGGTAATCATTCATTTTAGAATAAGTTTTATAACCCGTTAACAAAAATGATGGATTTATAGTTGCAATCATTCCATGTAACATATTACCAGCTTCACAGGTGTATAAAAACATCTCTTCATCAGAGAATGTAATTTCAGAAACTTCCGACAATTCACTCCTAATACGATACTTGATACTGTTGTAAGTAGCCATCATTCACACTCCTTTCCTACATCATTATACCAACAAAAACAATAAAAAAAAGGCTAGACAATTGCTTGCCTAGCCTTCCGTTACAATATTTACTTCAGATTAGCAGGTGGGCGCTTGGCTTCCACGTTAAGTTTTTCTTTAGTATCCTTTTCAGAATCCCCGTGAACCGTAACATGAAACCTCGGCATAACCGTACCCTTCATGTTGTCTTTTCCAGGAAGCCTCTCCACAGCATTTTGAAGAACTTCAATAAGGCCTTCATCCATCTCCACCTGTACACCCTGTGGGACATACATCTGTCGTCCATTAAGGGCTACAAAGATTGGAGCATCCTGATTCTGGTCTGTAGAAAACACTGTAACACGTTTTTGTTTCATCTCCATAATCTACTCTCCTAACGTAAAGCTACACTTAGAGCGTAGCGAGTGACTGAATTCTGATAATCTTGGATTCGTCAAGAATCTTAGCGGTATACAGAAGCTTCCAACCAGCTGTTGAGAACTGGTTAAGCGGATTGCTGGTATCCGAAGTTCCAGGAGTCTTAACGATGGACTTGACAGTACCCTTGTCAAGATCAACAAGGCCATAAGCATTCTTAGCGACAAGGATTGTGCTGTAAACATTTGCCTTGGTTGTGTTGGTTGTTGCAGGAACCCATGTTGCAACTGACCCAGGGTTATGTGCAGGGTTACCAGCGTGATCAAGAATCGGGCACTGAGTTGTCATCAAAAATCTGACATTTTTGTAGGCACCAATTTCTGCATCATGCACAGGGCCCTGAGAAGCATAACGCTCAACAGAAATAAATCCGCTGATGTTTTCAAGATCCTTAGCAACATCAGGATGGATAAAAGCCCAATACGCAGGACGAATAGGGAACGTATTGAATCCAGTGGAAGCTCTAACGATTTCAGTAAACGGATCCGCGTTGTTTCTACGGAACATACGAATCGCGTAATCAAAGTCAGCACCCTTGATAGGCTGAGCAAGGGAAGCAACATCTGCAGCAGCACTGGCAAGTCTAACGTTGGTACCGGCATTCAATGCGGAGAATGTAATAGTATCAATGGTATCAGCCATCTGTTCGGCAAGCAAGTCAACCGCTTCATTAAGGACGGGGTCTTCAATCGACACTTGCACCAGGTCGGTGATAGTAACAAAGTTACCATACTGACGAACAGACGCAAGAATGTCGGTGATTGACATCTTCTCACCGTCACCGATAACACCTTCGGTCATCTGAAGGCTGGACACGGCTCTGGTAAGATCGTTATACTTACGGAACTTGATGGTCAGTGAGCTATTGGAAGGAAGTGGTCTCTTCTGACCAAAATCCTGTGCAATCAGCTTAGGACGCGCTCTCTCAAGCAGCTTCCTATCATAATAAGCTTCGGCAGCGGAAAAAAGTTCTCCAGTTCCGCCATCAGCGTGTTGCCACCCAGTTGCCTGCGCTCCTACAGATGAAGGAGGAGTAAGGGCAGTAGTAGACATATTGTAAGCCAATTTAAAACACTCCTTTAATAATTGTGGGATTTATACTATCTTTTATATCCTGATTCGGCTTTTCTAATGAGTTCTTGGAACTTTGAAGAAGGCATCTTCCAAATTTTTTCTGCATCTGATAAGGAAGCTGAAACTGAAGATTCGTTGTCTCTTCCATTTTCCAATACCGGAACTTTTCGTACAGTACGCTTAAGATGCGTACCCTGTGAAACCTGCTGTCTGTCAGGCTGACTGTCTGTAGCCTTTGCTTGAGTAGGTTTCAACTCGGTAGGCATATCAGGCTGAGGTTGATTTTGCTGGTAGGCAATAACCTTATCCCTGATAAAATTATAGAAAATTTTGAAAACTTCCTTATCTTCGTTTATCTGCTTCTTCAGGCCTTTAGGCAAAGCATTTGGTGCGCCTTCAGGAAGTGCGTAAACCTCTTTACACAGATTAAAAACAATATCAAAAAGCTGTGGATCCTTTGCTCTCATTTCAGTAAAGAAAAGTTCCTTTTCCAGCTCATCAATCTTACTACGATACGGAACAAGTTCTGCTTCAACCTGTTTCTTCAAATATTCCTTAAACTTCTTAGCATCGCCGATATCTTTAGAAGTTCCATCAAAATCAAGATAGTCAGAAACATCTTCGCCTTTCAAAGCACGCCTGACTACTTCTTGTACCGCTTTGTTGGACTCCACAACGCCAATGACTTCACGCCATTCACGAAGTTTATACATCTTGTTATCATAATCTACACCCTGTTGTGCAAGGTTGATAAGCTCATCCTTTGTCTGAACAGGAATATATTTTCCGTAAACTTTCAATATTGCAAATGGCTCATCTTCTGCTGTCTGCATTTGGGGCTGGTCTGCCCTATGCTCCATTCGCCGCTGTGGTTCTTCTACGGTTGTACCTTCCTCCACCTCCGGAGTCTCTTCCTGAAGACCTGTCTGGCCTTCTTCCAACTCTTCGGTAAGTTCGGTAACTTCCTGCTCCTCATCCACTATAGGCTCCGTACCTTGCGGAAAATTCCACGACATACTCTAATCTCCCCTTCCGAGCGTTGCCTGACGGTCGCTCTTAAAATTCAGGAACAGTTTGGATATCCTGTCCCTGCGCTTTCTGGTCTTGAACTTCCTTCATTCCTTGCCCCTCCAACTGCTTGATAAAGTCCTCGAAATACTTTGCCGACGCAATGTATACAGTGCGTGGCCTGTCATTCACCTCTTCAGCTGTCAGCTGAATCCCCTTAGCAATAAGTTGGTTAGCATAGGAAATCAGAAGCTCTTTTATAAGCTTCCATTCATTCGAGTTGATCAACTCGAACGCCTGTAACTTCGCTTCAATCATTATAATATCCTCTCCAATCTAAAAAGATGATAACACATGATGCATTAAAAGAAAGGGACTACATGAACATTGTAGGAGCTGCTACCGGAGATGCAGGGCCAGCCGCAGTTTGCATCGGCTGAGCATTAACATCGGGAGGAGTCATGCCTTCAGGCGGCATACCCTCCGGTGGCATTCCTTCAGGAGGAGGCCCTCCAGCAGGGGCTCCGACCTCCTGTGGCATTCCAGCACCTTCAGGAGGAAGCTCGATAAAGTTTTCAATATCCTTGTAGCCCATACTCTCAAGAAGCTTGGAAACAACATAGTGAACGTGTTTGGGTTTAACCAAGCCTAGCTGCGCAAGAGAAGGAAGAATGTTAAGAAGATTAAGCATCTGTGACTGCTGAAGCTCTTTCAGACCGGCACCGATGCCGACGTTAACCATCAAATCAAAACTTCCATCCAGCTTATCGGGGGTAATCTCAAGCGGCTTGTTGAACAAGCGTAAAACCATCTTATCAGTAATAAACTGCTGGTTGAGAGCAATCATCTTCCTGAATGCATACTTCACACCGGTCTCAGCCAAAAGCCTGGCAATCAACTCAATACGCTGCTGGCTCGCTGTCATTATAGCGGATACCCCCGTTGCCGTATTATGGCTAACCTGGAAATGATCCCCTACACAGAATAAACCATCTTCTGCGTCAACAGTTAAACATCTCATCAAGCACTTTTCAGTAGGAGTAATAGATACAATTGCTTGTCTAGTAGCCTCTATTTGAATAGGTTCCCATTTATTAGCTTTTCTTAAAGCTTTAAACGGGTTATCAAAAATTCTAAAACATGCCACATAAAAGTCTTTTGTATACTGCATCCCTGTTTTACTTTGTTTCTTCTTCTTTGGGTGTACCCAACCACCCAAACTTCTAATAAGCCTCACAACATCTGTTAACAATTGCCCCTCAGACTGTGTAAACATAACAGAAGACTTAAAGCCATGGGTTCCATCTGAATCCATAAGACCTCTAAGCAGTTCCAATCTGTTGCTATAGGATGATCTTAAATAAATTTCAGGAATAAACTTGTCTGTGTTATGGTCTTTACCTCGAATCTTTAATAAGCCAAACTCTTTCAAAGCCTTAAGAAGAGGAGTGCCAGATATATAAATAGTTCTACTACCGTTTGATCTCAGATCTTTTTGCTCCGAAATACTACCCCCATAGGATTCCGCCCAATTTTTAAAATAATCAAAAATATCAGTATCAAGAGAGTTTATAGTAACTACAGGATCATATGAATTTCCGTTACCTAGCCAATACCCAATAATGTATGGGTCTACAGGGAGAGCTTCCGTAGACGTAAACTCGGGCCTTTGTACACGTGGTATTGTTATAGTCCTTCTTTTTTTAACGCTACTATCCATAGCATAAATAGTGTCAGTATCCAAAACCCTATAAGGCCCATTAGACTCTCTATCCCACGGAGTTTGAACAGACCATAAGTGCTCACCACCAGCTTTTATCACGTCTCCAGAAGCAAACACCATTTCATATGCTTTTTTAGGATACTGAATTTCATGTGCTTTAACCACTTTTGTAGCTCTTCCGTTACTGCCAATAATTAAATCTCCATCAGTAATATCCTTAAGCAGCTTAATACTACCATCAGCCATAGGTACTGGTGTTTCTATGTCTAACATGTGGTTTAAAGTATTGCTGTCCAGCCCACTGTTGTATTTAGTAATACCGGTACGATTCTCCTTGCATCCATCCAAATACTCGAACAGGTTGAACATGGAAGAAGTAATACTCTCAGGTTTGACTTCACGAACGCTGTTATGCGCGTCATCGGTAAACACTACCGATCCTGGTTTAACATTGATAAGCGCACCAATATCCGTACCGGAGTTTCTTGCAACAAGATAGAAATTATTCACTGAAAACGCGAGATTATCAAACACGTTTCTATACAGAGAAGTCTTCATTCTCTGGAATTCCATTACCAAATCGGTAATTGAAATGCCATATAGCCGATGACAATCCACTATAGGAACGATGGTCTCAAACGGAGCTTCCCCATGGTCGAACGGGTTCTCCTCCACACGAAGAAGCACATCGTCTGTAAACGTAACCAGCAGCGGCTCAAGCAATCCATCACCATCAATATCCAGCTTCACCCAGCACTCCCACACCCATTTGTATTCCCTGCCGTCGGAAGGAGTAGCCATCAATTCCTTGTTGAGTCCGGAGTGTTCACCCTCCAGCTCACTCAATCCAGAGAATGAATTGTACTCCGAATCCCCCTCAGCATAAGGAATAACCTCATCAACATTATGGTATATACCCTCGCGCTCCATCCGACGAAGATAATCCATTGTGCGCCTGACCCTGTGCCCAACAAAATTGGCTTCACGTATTGTACGTGCGCCAGGCTCAATATAGAAAGAAGAAACAGGAATATTCTCCAGCCAAGGGCCAGAGTAAACATTCTTCTTAATGAAGGCATTGACGTTTCTAAACACCGTAGCGCGTTCCACAGCCTCCTGCTTCGTTCCATCAGACGATTCCAACTCCGTGACAGTAACATCCTCATACTCGTCATATCCTTCTATGGAAATATTGGGCTGTATAGTAAGCGCTGTAAACTCTTCCTCGGTCATCTCAGGATAGAAAACAGACTTCTTCTCATAAAACGTTTCCCACGTAATTTTGATAACACCGAATCCATAAATAAGAGCATCCTTGAACCAAGTATAAAACTTGGTAAACCCTTCCATCTTATAGTTGAATTGATAATTTATCAGCGCCTGATGCTGCTCTGCAGCAGTCACATCTTCCCCACCGACAGGTTGAATCACCACAATATCATGCGAAGCAGTAAACACCCTCATCAGGGAAGGCATCATCCACTCTATCGTATCCATAACATCCGAAGACACAATCGAGCTTCTCCCAGGAACATTGTACTTAGCATCCACAATAGCATGGTAAGCATTGTAGCAAGTACGAATCTTGTCTGCAAAGTTGGCCTGTGCCTGCACAGCAGCATCCCGATCCATCTTTACAGCACGAAGAATATCATCCTCATCCATCGGAGTCCGAGGCTCTATCACAACATTTTCAGAGCCCTTTTCCTCTTCCGGCTCGGCATACTCGTCCATTTCCTTCTCCGCTTCCTTGATAACCTTCTTCACCTGATTAGCAATCCGCTTCTCTTCCTTGGAAGGCTCGTTTATCTCCGAGAGAGTTTCAAATGGATCCTCCACAATGGAATTATCCACCACTTCAATAAAATCCGTATAATCTTCTCTAGCCATTCATATCACCTATATTCTGGGCTGGTTTGCATAAAAATTTAAAAATTGAGAAATAGGACTACCTTGAGCCGGTGGAGCCTGCATTCGTTGTTGCATAAGATTTTGTGGCATTGTTTGTGGGGCAGCAACACGTTGAGGCTGAGTTGTAGCGCCCTGACCACCACCAAACCCCCTCCTACCACCGGCATTTGGGCCAGTCTTTTGAACCTCTCCTGACTCCGGGTTCAACCAAGCCATTTTTAAATCACCCACTTCCTACAAAAATCTCTCACCTTTTCCAAACGATTCAACCATCCATTCAAAAACACTCTCTGAGAAGGATTATTAGCAGCAATCCTGCGAAAATACAGCTCCCGCCTATCATTAAACTGCTCCGTAAACCAATCAACATCATTCCACTGCAAAATATCCATCAACGCTTTAACGCTGGCAGGACCAACCACGCCATCAAACGAAATCGAAGCAGCATACTCCTTAATCATCACATCCTGCATCAGCATCCCTGCACCAATCGGAGCACCACCGGAATTCCTCCCACCACGCCCATGATTCACACACGCATCATGAAACGCGAATGAAAGCATCGCCGGAACCTTATGACACAAACACTCTCTATAATAAAACTCATTATAAATATCATACACCACTTTAGGATGCTTATTCAAATCCCGAATCCTCACACCAGCAGGACACAACCCAGCCTTTTTAGCACGATTCAGGGTGCTCAACGTAATCCCCAAATTAGTCTCCCCGCCCCTATCCGCAGGATGATTCACATACCCACCCTCATAGTTCAATATACGCCGATGCCAAACATTGGGCACATTCTCGAAAAATGTAAACATCGCAGACGGAGACGAAACCGCCTTCTCAGCCACCTCATTATCAAAGACCACAGTCCCATCCTCCTCAGCTTCCCTAACCACCCGCTCATCCGCTCCCTCCCGTCTCAACCACTCGAACCACTTTATCACTAAAACCACCTCACGGCAAATAATAAGTATACCCGCTGGTATTCTGATCGGAAGAAGAATAATCCACCGGATTAAACTGCTTCCTCGGAGTAGTCGCACTCACCTTATTAAGAGTCAGCATCAAGTTACTCAACGTATCCACAACATCATCATGCCCACTCGACCTGCCCGTAGGAGTAAACTTAAGCAGCTCATCCTCCAACTCATGCATATCGGCCAAAAGGAATATCCGACCATCCTGAAACTTCGGCTGCAAATTCAGAATCCTGGTCTCCTTCTTAATATTATGATTCAGCTCCACAATCCTCATATTATGCAGCGAAGAGCTCTTAGCGTGCTCATCCAGCATATAGTAATACACCTTCTGCGGACCGTTGGTCTCCACCCCCACCGCCAAGCAATTATATTTATTGTATAAATCAACAATCACCTGCAGCGTCTCCCCAGGCTTCATCCTCCGCCGAACATACTCCCTCACATAAATATTGGAAGAGTCATCAACTCCCCCCACCATCACCACCGTGAAGTCCGAGTCCCCAGTAACCGAATACCCAAAATCCACCGCCATATAATGCCTCAGCGTACCGGAAAGGGAAAACGGATTATAATACCGAATATAATTCTTCTCAAAAACTCTAAATTCAGCAGCAGCAGGATTGTTCATATACTCCATCATAAATCGCATCAGCGTCCCGGAGCGCGCATACTCCTCTTTAATTTCCATAATCCGCTCCTTAGAAAACCGATCAGGCCAAATCGACTCCCCAGCTTCATTCAGGATGGAATACTTCCTAACCACCCACCCATCCGGAGGATCGCGATACAACCGTGCCAACAACGAATCCTCATGCACAATCGTCCCCACAAAAATCAATCTTCCAGACACCGGATCCAAAGAAGGCAACACCTGCCCAAACATCCAATCCCGTATCTTCGCCCGTTTCTCAGGAGTAGCAGTATTATTCTCTTCCTCAATATCATCCAGCACAATCATCTGCGGACGCACATTATCCACGTACCCGCGCAACGACTGCCCCGCACCGCGTGCAAGCAACCGGATCCGCTTCCCCCCAAGCCACCCCAACGTCAGCACCAACTCTCCCTGACTCCAAGGCACCCCAGGCTGTATCTCAAACGTCTCCGCTAAAAACTTGTTATCATTGATCTCCCTCTTGATCCGATCCAGGAAGTTGCAAGCTTTCTTAAAGCTGTCGGAAACAATAATCGTAAACGCACTCATTCCAAAACAAGTGCAATACAACACCCACAAAAAAGTAATAACAGTTGATTTAGCACTACCCCGGCTGGAAATAATAACCGTCTTGGGATGCTGCTGCTTCAGCAAATCTATAATCTCATGATGAAACGGAGGAGACTTGAATATTTTCTTGCTCCCGTCAGGTAAAATTGCCTCACAAATGTGCGGGAAAAACGCCGGTAAAAATCCCCGCAAAACATCCGTATACAGCAAAGGGTCCATCACCGCGGATTTTAAATTAGCCATCTTTGTCAACCTTCTTCTGCTTCAAATCCACCCCAGCAGCCATCAGCCGCTTCCTAACCTCCGCCTCCGTCATCTTCCCCACATTTTCATCCTTCTCCACACCGAGATACTTGAACTTGAGATTCATCAAATCGACAAGCATCTTGCTGCAACTCAACCGTTCCTTCTCCATAAGGGAAGATTGAACCATGTCGAAATAAAGTTCGATCATATAATTGATCTTATCGACATCCTTGTCCATAGTATCCTTTATCTTATCCTCCATACTCTACAACTACCCCCTTATATACATACGTCATTATATACGCTCCTATTATAGCATAGTATACCCAGGAAGAATGAAACAACCACTCCAAACCTAAACTCAAAAAAAATAAAAAAAATTTTTTTCTAATCAAAGAGGCGAAATAGACTATGCATTAAGTTAACTTTTTCACAAATAGAAACAAGAGGAAGACTCCACGGGGGTGGTAATTCTAAGAGGGTCGGTTGAGGTTTCAGGGGTACCCACCTTTGAAGGTTTTCGGTTCTGGTATACAATCCAGACAATTCAATTTTGCATTTTTACAAACAATTTAAATTGTCACGAATATCTACACAATTCGCTACAATTTCTGACAATGGTAGTGAATTCCGACACTTAATACTCTGGATTGCATACACTGCAGGGGTGAAGGATTGTACATTGTAGAACAATTTTGACGGTCGGTTCTGGTATACAATCCAGACAATTCAATTTTGCATTTATGCAGTCAGATGCAAATTATCCAACAATTTGAATCCATTGTTACGCCGTACCCCGATACAGCGTACACTCCGATACAGCGTAGAGTGCACTCTAGTTTGTAATCATTACAGCGTAGCAATCGATAGTACACTGTAACGCTTTTAAATTTCCAGAAAATTGCATCGGTCGGTTCTGGTATACAATCCAGATAATTCATAAGTGTATATATACCGCCTTGTGAAGTATGGAACTTGTAATGTTCAGATAACTTGAAAGCGTTACAGCGTACACTCCGATACAGCGTACACTCCGTTACAACGTAGCAATGGGGTTTACGCTGTAACCCTTTTGGATTGTAGCGATTGTAGAACAATCCGGAAAATTGCATCGGTCGGTTCTGGTATACAATTCTGATAATTCAGTTTTAGAATTGCATACAATCCGGAATAAAAAAACACGAACTTTGTGAAGTATGGAACTTGTAATATTCAGAGAATTCGAATTGTAGGTTGAATTGCGACAATAGCAAAAATAAAAAGTCTAAATATTCAGATGTTGACAGGGGGGGTACCCCGTGCTATACTTGTACCATCGAAGGAAAGGAGAGGAAACGGTGAAGATTCAGAAAATTTAGAAAGAGGTGAAAATTATGGGAAAACCGAACATTACAGTAGATTTCGATGATACACTATGTTGCATTTTTTCAAAATTGGCCAACAATCGCCTCCAGTTTTTTCAATTGCTCGCAAAAACCAGCAATGTATACATCGTAACCGCTCGAAACAAAGAACATGTTGGAGAAATCAAACTATTCCTGAACCACTACAATATTCAGGTAAAAGGAATTATTTCGGATTGTTCATCAAAAGTCGATGCGTGCAAAAGTCTGAAAAGTATTGCACATTTCGACGATTCAGAACTGCATTGTAGGGAGTTGTCTGAAAACGGTGTGAATTGCTTCCATATGGGGGAGTTCCATTCTGAGAAGATGAAACAAATTTGGAAGGATAACAAAGTAGCACGCGGTGTCTGGAAGTACTACGTACTGGATAACAACACTAGGGGGATGGAATAGATGACAAAGAAGGTAAGGTTGGTATTTGATACAGAAACGTATGGACTAAAGCCAGACAACATAGTATTTGATATTGCATGGATTGTTTTCAACAAAAAGGAACAGCTTACCACTCGTAACTACCTTGTAAAGGAAACATATCAGCCGAATTCTCTGAAAAGTCTTCCGTTCTATGGGGAAACAAAAGTCGCAAAATACCGCACAATTGAGAAAACGGCTGAAATTCTGAATTGGACGGATATCCTGACAACTCTCTGGAACGACCTGAAAGAATTTTCTGTAAGTGAAGTAATTGCATACAATCTCCCCTTTGATTTGGAAGCATTACAACGTACCAATGAGTACATTCGGCAAAGAGAATTCAGAATTTTCAACGGGCTCCAATTGACGGATTTGTACAGTGTTTTCTGCAATTTCGTGAAAAATCGGAAAGATTACGTAAGATTCTGCATTGAGAACAATTTCATAAGCAATGCAGGCAATATTCTGACAAATGCAGAAGTTGCGTATCGCTTCCTAACTAGTAATCCTTACCACTTGGAAGAGCATACAGCCTTGTCAGACGTACAGGAAGAGCTGTACATTTATCAGACTATTCAAGCGAAAAAAAAGCGGTATCAAATGGAAGCCGTTAGTATGCCGTGGAAGACGGTGGATTATAACACTTCCAATATGGCGAAAAGGAGGAAATAGTATGAATCGTATACTAGCGTGGATTGTGTTGTGGTACGCCTTTTCTGGAGTGTATGCATTTCTCTACATTATCCGATGTGCAGTCAATTGACACAATTTAAAATGGATACAAGTTAGCAACGCTGCCTAGCTTGTATCCTTTTTTTGTTCGCAGAATTATCAGAAAATTCGTGAAATGGCGCGGTCGGTTCTGGTATACAATTTGCATAATTCATGCTATTGCGTGTATACAACCCTGCTTGTGAAATATGGAACTTGTAATTTTCGTGATTGCATACACTGACGCGTTAAAGGAATGAGTCTCGCAATTGCGCCACTCGGGTGCCCGAATATTCTGAATAATTCACTATGTATAGTTTTCTTAACTTGTGTATAGGCCGATCTGTAGAACAATTTGTTTTCTTAACTTGTGTATAGGTCGTTTATTAAAGGGAGTGTATACACTGCTACGACAGAGGAATACGTCTCGCTTCTCCTGCACCTCGGGCGCTGAATATTCTGAATAATTCACTAGTGTATACAATGGTTTTAAAAAACCCGGCTTGTGAAGTATGGAACTTGTAATTTTCCGGATTGTTGTGCAATAATATGCTGCAAATGGCCTGGTCAACCTTGGTCGACCAGAGAATTGTGTACAAAAGAAGCTTCTAACTCTTTCAGAAAGTTTTGTGAGTTCAGTGCTGTTCTCCTTTTCCTTCTTTTCCTTCTTTTCCTTCTTTTCCTTCTTTTCCTTCTTTTCCTTCTTTTCCTTCTATTCCTTCTATTCCTTCTATTCCTTTATGTAATTGTGTACTCGTATTCTCCCTTTCGCTTTATTACTTTGGATAGTGCTTCTTCTACTTTATATTACTTTAGGTAATTGTGTATACAGATATATATTCCTTATGGTGTTAGTTCTTCTACTCTCTATTCCTTTATGTAACTGTATATACAAGTATACTTATGCTATATATTCCTTTATCTAATTATCTATACTATTGAGAAAATTAAAGAAAGGGTTACTGAAGGGGGGATTTGATTTTATTAAGTTTACGCGGTATACAAAAAAACTGGCCCTGTCTAATAGGGCCAGTTGCTTGTGAAATTTTTATTTTGCGAGACACTTCAGTACAGCACACGCACTTTACTCCCCCTCCACAAAAGAAATGGAATACCCCTGGTCTCTTAATACCACATAGTTATACCGGAAACTGCAATACTTTAGTAAGCTGTCTTTGTTTAGTACTCCTTCCTCCACGGTGAAATCATCCTCGTAATCCTTTAACGTGGTAGCAGGGTCTTTAGACTGCTGCAGTACTCTCAGGAATACTTTATTAGTGGAGAAGGGGAACACATGAAACGAGGATATCTGCGGGAATTGTGGAGATGTTGCTTTCATCAGAATATTCATTCTAACCTCCTGCTAATTTAAGTACAATGGGTTATAGGTGGTGGTGGGGTAAAAGCAGGGGGTGTATCCCGCTTTGTATACTTTGGTCAGTGCTTTGGAGGCGGAATCGGCACGGAATATTCTCCCTGCGAATTGGTTTGGGCGGATCTGTTTGACTGCGACAATAATAATACTGTTCATGATTATCCTCCTTAGATTGGTACGTAATCTTCAATATTATCAGTCATCGTTTTCCTCCAAAATGTGGAATAGCGCGTCAGCGAAGTGACGTAGGAAAGCGCTTTTCTTTCCGGTGTGAACCTCAAGAAAAAAAAGCTCATCAACGAGATGGTGCAGCTCATCATAACTGAAGGTGATAGTGGCTTTGCTACCCTCACCTTTAGCACGAATTCTCATGCTACTTATCCTCCTTTTTGACGTACAATTTCACCTTTTCGCCGTTCGCTTTACGCTGACGCACGATAGCTAGTTGGTTCAAAGTGTCGGAATCGTTGATTATGGTGCAGTAGTCCCAAAACGCTGCAAGGGGGTTCTTATTCCAAGCCAGCATTTCCGCGTCCGCACGAGGAATAGAGGTGGGAATCTGGACAATTTCAAAGCCGTGCTTGTCGGAAATGCTTGCAACCAGGGTGATCATGGATGAACCCCTCCTCTCAGGATAAAACCATTATATCATGAATCCCTCTGGAGGTCAAGCCTTTCTTCGTGACTGTCTATTCTTTCTGTTGCAGCAGTTTGAAAAGGTTCGTCCAGTATGCAGTGTAATTTCCTTCGTCCACTGAATACCAACGCATCATTTCAGTGTATACACGATTTACTTCCTCTTCAAGAATAGCCCTACTGTAAATATCCAGCATAACCTCAATATAGTTGATTGCCTCAGACACAAGCTCCTCTGCAAAACTTTCCTCTTTAACTAAGCAGCGGATTAAATCCCAACCTACTTCGTACCCTACGCGAGAAGTAAACAGGTGCAGTAAATCTTCACGAATTCTCTGAATAATCATTCTTGCCACCTATTCACACAGTAGAGAGATGAAGTCATCCCAAAAATCTTCAGACTCCTCCTCTTCCAGCCCATACCAACTTTCGATGTAGTCAACGATGGCTTTCGTGGAAGGAATGTGCTCTTCTTCAGGGTATACCTCGCAGATATAGGCGATGATGCCTTCCATTTTTTCGATAATACTTTGAGCGTACTCCGGATTGGTATCCAACGCTGAAGTAGGAACCTCTTCCATAAGCCGAATAATTTCAGTTTTTAGAATGCTTTCAGCCATTCCTGAACACCCCCTCGATCTTGGAACCATTATATCATGAGGCGCGTAGAGGGTCAAGGGGAAAGATTAGCAAGTCTTGTATACAATCGGGAGCGGCTGGGGGGGGTGGGCTGTATAGTATTTAGAAAATTAGAAAAAACGCCGGGTATCTGGTACACAATTTTGATAATTCACTCTATTCGCGGATATGAAAAAAGCCCTGCCACGAATCCACGGCAGGGCTTAGGGTGGTGCAGTCGGAACAGTTGCGTCTAATCAGTGTCGGCGGAGTTGTCGGAATCCTCATTGATGTCGTGCAGGTTAGCGTCAAAGTTGTCGTTGACGAAATTCTCCACGAAGTCAGCAAGAACCTTCTGCATGGGAGTGTTGCTGAATTTGGCAATTGCCTTGAACTTCGCGTGAATATCGACAGGCACGCGGACGGTGACGGTTTTGCGCACAATTTTCTCCACTTTCTTCTCGGTGACATTAAGTGTAGTCATAGATGGTATCCTCCTTGGAATTGGTTTGAAATTTCCCTGCGGGGCTTCGTCGCCCCTCCCTCGACTGTGAGACCATTATATCATGAGTCGGCGTGACTGTCAAGCGACTTTCTATTTCTTCTTTTCGATCTTTTCGAGCAATTCCTTCCCGTTCGTTTTGAGGGGCTTGCAGCTCATTACCACGTTAAAACCCCCGTAATACCCGTTATGCTCGTTGTGCGTTACTACCGTGAACACGCCGCGATCCGTGCGAATATTCAGTAACTGCGCCTCGTTGATGTACCCCTCAACATCGTCTTCTTGAGTAAAGTCCGAAATGTCATACCCTAGATATGTTGCCCCGATGAAGTAGTCCAACCCCTCCTCATTGCACGTCATGTACCGATCTTCACAGCAACACTGCCCATCATCTTTGAACTCTCTGACCATTCCATCCGTAGTGTATACACACAGCTTGTCCTCCCCGTCACCCTTTACCAAGAGAACACGCAAAATAACGTCCTTTTCGATCTTCTTTTTCGCCACGCCGAACCCCTCCTCTCAGGATGAAACCATTATATCACGAGTCCCCGGAAGGCACAAGGGGCTTAAGGCTCAAGTGCTAGATTGACAAGTCGGACAGTTTGATGATTTTATAGTCCAGTCCAAACTTGCGCATCAGCTCGAAACTTGCATACGCGAACAAACTTTCAGCGCCTTTACTGTAGTCGTTTACCTTGATATCAGCCTGATGCGGCACCAAATCGTTGATAATTTTCAGGTATGCACCCTCTACCGTGTGGATAGGGATTGACTTTCTTCCCTCTTTGAATACAGTATGGAAAACTTCATCCTTGCCCAAAATAAAGGCTTCTTTCAGCTCATCGTTCACCAGATAAAAGGCAATGT